GTATGACCTTTGTCATCATATCACCCATGAACCAACCTCGTGAGGTCTTAATTGGTTCATACTTGTTCCCACCACGTGGAACAAACACTACACGCCATGACGTGTAGAGGGTCTTGGCCAAACAGGCTAGACCAGTGGGGAACCCTTCGGACCCCAGGGATGCGGCAACAATTAGTTGATGCCACACTTGCCTGGCCACGGAATGCGATCCGTAGTCAGTGGCCTCCGACATATCAGTCGAAAGGCCATAGATCCTCCCATGAGAGAGGTCTTCCCAAGCCGTTTCTTGCGGGTTGAGGTCCTGATGGATAAAGTTCCACAGGTGTCTGTTCGCGCCTAAGCCCGAACGGAGTTGCCGCCGACGTATAGTCGGCTGGAAGAGGTGTGCGAACACACCCATAATCAGCGAGTACGCTGTTGGAGACACGGTTATAGTACGTGCCTTAGAAGGTTCACTAACACAGTGGACCCTAACACAACGGATACCAACCCGGTCCGTCATGGCTGTCTGGACCGCCCAATTAAGGAGGTCAGACGCCGTGCGCGGAGCCCGGGGAGTTATCTCCGTTGGTTGAAGTGTACGGAAATCGTACACTGTGTGGAGACTCTTCGTCTTCACAAGTGACTTTATGAAAGCCACACGGCCACCCTGTTCTCGGGTGGCCTCGAAGCTGGCACTAGGACCAGCAGAGAGGTGGGCGTGGTAACCGTTAACACGGTACGCACCCATCACAGTCTGACCAAGTACGTCTTGGTTCAGAACCGGATAATTATCCGGTATGGTCACGGTTCCGACGAACTTGTCGATCGAGTCATGTATCATGACCGAATCGGCTAGTCCAGTCGCGCGTGACTGTCCCCACAGCAATACATGCTGCAGGTTTTCCTGGGGCCCAGTCCCAGGCATGAGCTCTTTAAAGAGCCCGATATACAGGGCAAAATCCCTGTAATTCGTGATCGGTTCCCCGGTCGCGTAAGACTTCCTAAGAAGTTTCTTTACGGTTTTAAACCGTTTAATGAATCGCGCATAATTATTAGCGCAATTCTCCAGGCAAAACCTGGTGAGATTATCGATCTCTCGATAATACTTCTTCCGTTCTTCTGGCGTGTGCGGTTCCCGCACCGTCAGGAAGTACGGAAGGACAGTACCATTCGCAGTATGGTACCACTGCCGAATCTTCGACAGACCTCCCTTCTTGTGGAGTGTCTTGTGAACCATGTTCACAAGCTGTTTGCTCGGTTTAAAACTGAGCGACCAAAGCAGGTAAGTAGCCTGCTGTCCTGGGGAATAGTCCCTCAGGAAGCCCGGCACACTTGTGCCGTCTTGGTTGGCAAACCATTGCCAATGGTGGTCCCGTACAAATCGGGCCGATATACGCCGGACAAAAATGTCCGGAGAGGAACTAAGTTCCTCGTAGTACTGCTCCAACTTGTGTTGGAGCGTGGAGCTAAGCTCCACGCTCCAGCGCAAGCTGGAGCTGTACTACGAGGAGCTAAGCTCCTCTCCGGACATGTTTGTCCGGCGTATATCGGCACGCTTTGTGCGTGACCATAATTGGCAATGGTTTGCCAACCAAGACGGGATTAGTGTCCCGGGCTTCCTGAGGGATTACTCCCCAGGACAGCAGGCTACGTACCTGCTTTGGTCGCTCAGCTTTAAGCCGAGCAAGCAACTTGTGAACATGGTTCACAAGACACTCCATAAGAAGGGAGGTCTGTCGAAGATTCGACAGTGGTACCATACAGCGAATGGTACTGTTCTTCCGTATTTCCTCACGGTGCGCGAACCGCACACCCCTGAGGAACGGAAGAAATATTATCGAGAAATCGATAATCTCACCAGGTTTTGCCTGGAGAATTGCGCGAATAATTATTCGCGATTCATTAAACGGTTTAAAACCGTTAAGAAGCTTTTAAGAAAAGCTTATGCCACCGGGGAACCGGTAAGGCGGTACAGGGATTTTGCCCTGTACATTGGGCTCTTTTGGGAGCTTCTTCCTGGGACTGGTCCCCAGGAAAACCTACAGCATGTTTTACTGTGGGGGCAGTCGCGGGCTACTGGACTAGCCGATTCGGTCATGATACATGACTCGATCGACAAGTTCGTAGGAACCGTGACCACTCCGGATAATTATCCGGTTCTGAACCAAGATATCCTTGGTCAAACTGTGATGGGCGCGTACCGTGTTAACGGTTTTCACGCTCACCTCTCTGCTGGTCCTAGCGCCAGCTTCGAGGCCACCCGTGAACAGGGGGGCCGTGTGGCTTTTGTAAAGTCACTGGTGAAGACTAAGAGTCTTCGCACAGTGTACGATTTCCGTACACTTCAACCAACGGAGATTACTCCCCGGGCTCCGCGCACCGCGTCGGACTTGCTCAATTGGGCAGTCCAAACCGCGATGACGGACCGGGTTGGTATCCGTTGTGTCAGGGTTCACTGCGTAAGTGAACCCTCCAAGGCACGGACAATTACCGTGTCTCCAACAGCGTATTCGCTGATTATGGGGGTGTTTGCACACCTCTTCCAGCCTACGATTCGTCGTAGGCAGCTCCGTTCGGGCCTTGGCGCGAACAGACACCTGTGGAACTTTATCCACCAGGACCTCAATCCGCAAGAAACGGCTTGGGAAGACCTCTCACATGGGAGGATCTATGGCCTTTCGACTGATATGTCGGAGGCTACTGACTACGGTTCTCATTCCGTGGCCAGGCAGGTGTGGCATCAATTAATTGTTGCCGCATCCTTGGGATCCGATGGATTCCCAACAGGTCTTGCTTGTTTAGCCAAGACCCTCTACACGTCATGGCGTGTAGTATTTGTTCCACGAGGTGGGAACAAGTATGAACCAATCAAAACTTCACGAGGTTGGTTCATGGGTGATATGATGACAAAGGTCATACTCACCCTCGTGCAGGATTACTGCGCGAGACAGGCCCTTTTACGGGTCTATTCCATCGTCGGGGACGATGTAGTCGCATTGTCTAACGACAGGCGACAACTCGAGAGATATCTCGAGGTTGTTGAGGAGACAGGTCTCCTCACTAGTTGGGATGATACGTTCATCACCGACTCCTACGTCTTCTATTGTGAAGAAGGCGCAGTGATCCCACAACATGTGTGGGAGTCCACGCACGTGCAAATGCGGGGCGCGCGTCCACTATCTTATGTGGACTACCCCCGGTTTCGGTTGGTGTTACCTGTACAGGTTGAAACTGACAGGTACTCCTTTACCAATACCGGTAGGTTCAGTCTCCTCGGGAGGGAGACTAAATGGTGTTTGAACACCAACATGGCCATATCAGGAAAATTCCTTTTGGCCACTTTGGTCCAGCATTTGCTGGTGCCACAGGACAAAGATTGTATTTGTCCTTTTACTCCCATCGAACTGGGTGGGGACGGGTCTTATTACCCGACCGCCAGTGTATGGGAGTCGTTCGTTCGCAAAAAGGCGAACGATTTTGATGAGGTCGTGTACCGCATCAACAGCCTCATGACTAATACATGGGGTTTTAGGTTTGTACACAGTGAGCGACTTAATACCGTCGTCCACAAGTACCACCTACTTGTTCCCAAAGTGGAACAACTCCGGAATTTAATACCACCGGAGGCGATTCGCGTTCCTGAGAACGATGAATCTAAAGCACTGATGCATTCAATGCTTCGGGGGCCTTACGAGACCCCTGGGAGGACCCTATTCCGCCTGATGAATGCCGCCTATTGGCGAGACATCCTCAGGGGAAAGGAACCAGTTGCGATCAACTTTAATGTTGAGCGCACATTCGACCCCTCAACCGCCAATAGGCGGCAGGAGCGAATGGCGAGGGACCTTGATGCTCAAGGTTTCCTCGAAGCCTGGTCGGGACCAGGCTTTAAGTTCAAGGATTATGAACCGTACTACGTCTTAAGTGACGCAGTCAAGAGTGAGGATTACCTCTCACTCAAATGGGATTTTGTCCCATTCGATGACGCTACCAGGCGTCACCTCAACACGGAGTTCGAAAATTGGCTCCGTGATAACCTATCACTTTACGATAGGGCACTCCCCGACGTTCTAAGATACATAGACCGTCAGGGAGACATGCCTCAAATAGTTAAGGCACGCATGAATCTGTTTTTTGAATCAGATTCATACATCCTCGATTCCCTGCCTAGTGAATTTCCTAGGCAAATAGGGATTGTAACCGGGGACGTAAGGCTTGCTGAGCAAGTCTACAGGATTGCTACACGAGATAGCAATCCTCACGAGGTTGTATGTATACACCCTCGCGTGTACCTCGTTGGTAGGTACTTCGAGGCGGTAGGCCAGTCTCCAGGAAACTGGTCCCACCCCGTCCGCGATGATATGTTAATCATCGAGGATCAAGGTGCAATGCTGCACGTTGATTACACCGAATTTAAAGACGGTGTACATTTCTATGACGCGCCCTATTTCAGGCGTGGCGTAGAAACGCCAGATGAAATCTCCATCTGGACCAGACCCATCAAGGTCAGAGCTCATTATCGTAATGAGAGAATCTACATAGTAGATTAAGCAACATCGGCGCAAG